GCTCTACAGCTATTCTGGGATCGATATATCCTTTGGTCACAGCTGGCAATTTTAAACTAGGTGAAATCTATAGAATTGAAGATTATGGTACTACAAATTTTCAACTTATCGGTAATAATCCTGCAGCTGGTGACGGCCTAACGTTTAAAGCCACTGGAGTTGGTTCAGGTACAGGTACAGCAAGATGGATATCCTATCAGTTTGCAGAATTGATTAAAGCTGGTGATATGTTTGGCCAAAGTCAGGCCATGAGTCGAGACGGCAGTGTATTAGTAGTCGGGGCTCCTGAAAGTGACGGAATATACATTGCCAACTATAAAGGAGTATGGACAGATTATCAAACATATTACGAAGATGATATAGTAAAATATAATGGAGATTATTATAGATTAGTCGACTATGATCCTCTTACAGGCGGCGAAGCAGATTCGTCTGAAGATTCTACTTATATAACTACTAGTAAAAATGATGTGCCCACAAACAGCAGTCTACAAGGTCCGTGGACTTTTGTTAGCTCTGAAATTTCTAATCCTTCTGGGAAGATTTTTATCTATAAAAGAAATACCAATGATGTTTACGAACTAGCTCAAACTATCACTGCTGGGTCGTTGATTGAAATTAGCGATGTATTAAATATTGACAACCTAAATACCGGAGACAAGTTTGGAGCAGCAGTAGACATTGACTATAACGGAACTACAATTATTGCCAGTAGCCCACAAGCAGATGTAAAATCCACCGATCAAGGTGCAGTGTTTGTGTTTAAGTCCGCACAGTCGGATACTATTTCTTATAGATTGAAACAAAGACTAATCAGCCACGAAAATTATGCCAACGAGTATTTTGGGTCTGCTATCAGCATTAGTCCCGCAACAGAAAAAATAGTTGTAGGTGCCAGTAATGCCAGTTTTAACCTGTTTACAATATATGATCAAGGTTCAACATCTTTTGATAATACTAACACCACATTTAGTTCTGACGAAGGCAATACAGGCCAGGTCTATGTGTTTGAAAGAAAAGATCAAACATATCACCTAACAGAAAAATTATATGTACCAGACCTACAAGACTGGGAATCATTTGGTTCTAGTGTAGACTGTGTGGGATCTGTGATAGCAGTGGGATCTCCTACATATCGAGATACAGTTTATAGAATAGGTGTTAATTTTACAACTACTATTCTATTGGGAGCCAGCGGCAATAATGCACTCACAGTAGATGTAATAATACAAGACGGAGTTATTGTATCTGCTATAGCTAAAGATTCTGGAGCTGGATATACTGTTAGTGACTTCGACGATGATACCGATGCTATTGAAATTAATGGATCTGCAGACAAAGCTCGTATCAAAGTACAGTCGATGTCTGCTGGTACTATAACTAAGTTGTTTGTGTCCTATGGAGGTAGCGGATATACCGGCAGCGCAGAAGTTATTGAAACTGGCCAGGTTAGATTGTTTACTAAAGATACAACTAAAAATCCGTGGAATACCATCGCCTCAAGACAAGACCTAACTGATATAGAATTGTTTAAAAACATTTCAATATACGACAATGAAACCAATGTGAAAATTTCAGATATTGAAATAGTTGATCATTACAAATTAAAAATACTAGGTGCAGCCGAACAAGAATTAAAATTCAAAACGCTGTACGATCCTGCAACATATACCAACGGCACCGATCAACAAGAAGTTGATGAATCCCAGGCCTGGTTTGAAAAACACGTTGGAGAACTGTGGTGGGACCTAAGTACTGCCAAGTGGTTGCTCTATGAACAGGGTGATATTTCCTATCGAATTGGCAACTGGAATCAATTAGCCTACGGCGCCAGCATAGATGTGTATGAATGGGTAGAATCAAAATATTTGCCCAGCAGATGGAATGTGTTAGCAGATACAACTGAAGGTCTTGCACAAGGAATTTCAGGCCAGCCGCTATACCCGGATAACACAGCGTATTCTGTAAAGATTTTAACCAATTCTTCAACAGGTGAAACTACAGATACAAAATATTATTATTGGGTCAAGAATAAAAATATAGTGCCAAAAAATGTTCCAGGCAGAAGAATTACAGCATTGGATGTAAAGAGCTATATTGAAAATCCAATAGGCACAGGACAGCCTATACTATCTCCGATAGCCGCAGATACTTTATTGGCTTTCAATTTTGAATCTTTGATTTCTTCAAATACCGCGTTGATTAATATTCAATATAGAAAAAATCTAAAAGCCTTGAATTCTATTCACAATGAATATCAGTTATTGACCGAAGGGGTTGCAGACAGTCTCCCAACAGAAACCCTAGAAGCCAAATGGATAGACAGTTTGGTAGGGTATGACCTTGCTGGTAACATAGTGCCGGACGCCGGTATACCTATCAAGCAGCGATATGGTCTAAGTTTTAGACCCCGTCAGACAATGTTCAAAGATAGATTTGCCATTTTAAAAACAGTAATTATCAACATCAATTCAGTATTAAAAACTCGAGCGTTTTCCGATACTTTGAATTTTATCAATCTTGGATCAGTTGATCCAGAACCTTCCAGTGTATTAAATCAATATGATGTACGTGTGGACACACTAACTGATCTTGCAGAAGTAGGAACAACAAGAGTTAAAAAAGCTGTGCTTAGAGCTAATATTGTTGACGGAGAAATTGATACTATTGATATCACAGATTCTGGATTTGGTTATAGAAATGCTCCATTTGTCAACATTGAAGGGAATGGACAAGGAGCCACAGCACGAGTCACTATAGACAGTCAAGGTAGAATAAATTCTGTCACAGTGTTGTCTAAAGGTCGTCGCTACACATCAGCTGTAGCAGAAATAAGATATTTTTCTGTGTTAGTTGCACAAGATAGTTCGATCAATAATTATTGGAGTATCTATTCCTGGGATGATATAAGAAAAACTTTCTTTAGATCTAAGTCTCAGGCATTCAATACTAGCAAATATTGGGAATACATTGATTGGTGGCAAGATGGTTACGGAGTAACTTCTAGAATAGTCAAAGAAATCACCGACCTTTATCAAGAACCTTCAATTTCTGTCAAGGTTGGAGATCTAATACGTATCCAAGAATTTGCCAATGGCGGATGGGCAGTATTAGAAAAAACTGATCCAACCCAAGGAAATATTCTAGATAATTACATTCTTGTTGGCAGAAAAAATGGTACCATCAATTTAATTATTGATGATCTAGTGTCGGTGCAAAATATAGGATACGACAATACCATTGCCTTTGATGCTGATGTATATGATATAAATCCCACACAAGAATTACGCAATATATTAAAAGCGGCCAAAGAAGATATATTCACAGAAGACCTTAGAGTAGAATGGAATAAATTATTCTTTACCAGTATTCGATATGCGTTTGTAGAGCAGCCGTATATTGATTGGGCGTTCAAAACAAGTTTCTTAAATGCCACTCACAATGTTGGAGATTTAGAGCAAAAAATAAATTATAAAAATGATAATTTAGAAAATTTCCAAGAATACATAGAAGAAATCAAACCCTATAGAACCACAATTAGAGAATATATTTCTAAATACACAGATAGGGACATTTCATATTCGGGAACCACTGATTTTGACCTACCTCCAGAGTACTCTACTCAAGATGGAAAAATATTACCAATTAGATCAAACAGCGACAGATTCACTAGTTATCCTTGGAAATGGTGGACTGACAACAACGGATACGTTGTTACTGAAATTACTGTGTCTAACGGGGGTGCTGATTACACAGAAGTCCCTAGTGTAATAATCGAAGGCAACGGCACCGGCGCAACAGCTCAGGCATTTGTGGCCAATGGCAGTGTTGTAGCTGTAAAGGTTCTAACCAAAGGTCAGGGTTATACACAGGCCCCTAGTGTCAGTCTAGTTGGCGGCAATGGTACCAGTCAAAGCATTGCCAAAGCTGTGGCCACAATTGGTGAAACTGCGGTAAGAACATTTGATCTTACTGTGAAATTTGATAGAATTGCTAAACAAGGAATATACCAAACATTTACCAAATCTGAAATTTTTACAGCCACAGGAGTTTCTGCAGTTTTCCAATTGCAATATGCACCTAATAGAGACAAGAGCAAGATTTCAATAACTAAAAATAATCAAATTGTATTGAACAGTGAATATACAATCACATTGTATACTTCCACAACGGATACATATAGCTTGATCAAAGGCAAACTAATTTTCAATACAACCCCAACTCTAGGTGATATAATAGAAATCAACTACGAAAAGAATGTAGAATTATTTGACAGTATAAACAGAATCGAAAACTACTATTCACCCACTGACGGAATGCGAGGCAATGAACTGGCACAACTAATGACCGGTATAGATTTTGGCGGTGTACAAATTCAAGGAACAACTTTTGATGTTACCGGCGGCTGGGATGCTCTTCCGTGGTTTACTGACAGTTGGGACAGCGTGGAATCTAACAGTGATTTTTATTATGTGGCCGACGGAAGTACTATTGCAGTAACATTGCCATTTATTCCTGCAGCGGGAGAACAGATTTCTGTATATTGGAAACCTTCGGGAACCAGGATTCCGGGCGATATACAAACACTCGGCGGCACCACAAATCCACAAGTTATTATAGAATCAGGAATCACTGCCCCTAAAACAATTAGAGTAGATGATCCTAATTGGATTCAAAATTGGGATAGCTCAAATGCCACTAATCCCAACGCCCAGATGCCTACATTTGTAGGAGATGGATCTACTAGAGTAGTTGAAATCGGTCAATATATCAGTGTAGAACCAGGTGATACATTGATCTTCCGCAAGTTAGACAGTGACGGATCAGTGACCATCACCGACGTAAATCTTTTAGATACTAAATTGAGTGGCGGATCACTATCAAATATTAGTGGTGCGTATCAAACAGCCAACGGCCTCACAGCCGAAGAAATTGTCGTAGACGGCGATAAATTTATTAGCCCAGATCAAGTGCCAGCGCCCGAAGAAAACATTCCCGGCCAAGTGCTAGAAAGTGTAAGCATCAAAGTGTTCCACACCTATCCTCAAGGATCTGCCCTGATACAAAATACCATTGCATATTCGGACGGTGTAAAATTTAAATATGCCATAGGTATTAATATATTAGAAAACAATTCAGTAATTGTTTACATTAATAAAATCAAACAAGAACTGGTTCAAGATTATATTATAGACTATGAAACCAATGAGGTGGTATTTAATTATGTACCGATCAGTACCACCATAATTGAAATACTGGCATTTGGTCTAGGCGGTATACATTTATTAGATTATCAAGAATTTGTTGCAGACGGTGCAACTACATTGTTTTTAACTAAAGCAATTTTCAGTCAAACTTCGTCAATATTAGTTACAGTCAACGGTGATGCCGTTGATGCTGGATTCCTAGACAGTGCTGATTTTACAGATACACTAGATAAAACTTTAGTACAGTTTGGTATTGCTCCGGCTATTGACAGTGTGGTCAAGGTGGTATGTCTAGGACCCGGCCTAGATGCAGACTCCACAGGACAGAGTATAATTAGAGTTAATAATCAAACTATTGTCTACGATGGATCAACCACTAGATTTGTAGTAGACAAATTTGTTAATTTATCTAGGGCCTCCGCGGTATCTAACTTACTGATAAACATTAATGGACAACAGATCAAAGGACCTGATACTGTGTTAACAGTCTACGACGGAACCAACAATCAAATTACTATTGGAGTAGATCCAATAAGATTTCCAGGTTCAATAACTTATCCTGATATTCGAGTATTTGTAAACAACGACCCAACGATTCAGGTGGTAGACTATACGCTTAATTCTGGATCTAATATTATTACAGTGCGTTCAGATATTCTAGATATAGGTGATGTTATTAGAATTGTTGTTACCGCATTTGCAGATTATCAAATAGACAGTGATGAAATTGTTTTCACAGATGCAATTATGGCCACTCTGGAAAACAATGATGACAGCACTGCAAAAGATATAATTGAAATTGTTTGGTTTAGTGAATATCCTAGTATGGATATTGTAGCTGATCAATTTGCAGGCGGAAAAGTTCAATATCAACTTTCTAGAACTCCTATAAATTCAAATTATGTATGGGTCTATGTAAACGGAGTGAGACAAACACAGGACCGTGATTTTAGTGTATCTTTGCCGAGAGGTGTGGTATATCTAGATGTTGAAACAACTACCGAAGATGATGTAAAAATTGTTGAATTTGGCAATGACGTATATAGATTTCCTAGTGCATATGAAATTTACAAAGACATGTTAAACATATACCATTTCAAACGCTACAGCAGAAATGATGTTAAACTAGCCGTAGCATTGAATTACTACGATCAAAGTATTACAGTGGTCAATGGTGATCAACTGTATGACCCGACCGACCGACCAGTATCAGGTATTGTATACATCAACAACGAAAGAATAGAATATTTACAAAAGTCTGGAAATGTACTTACACAGCTTCGTAGAGGAAGTCTAGGAACTGCTATTGCAATAATTCACGAAGCGGGTAGTTTTGTAACAGACAGCGGCCCATTAGAAACTATTCCGTATAATGAAACACAACACCGTTTGGATTTTGTCAGCGACGGTAGTACATTATTAGTTGGTCCTTTAGATTTTGTTCCTACACAAGGAACTAGAAGTTCATGGTACCGTGGAATTGACATTGCAACAGGTGGCCCCAACATTCCTGTAACACACGGACCGTGTGATCAATTGGAAATATTTGTAGCTGGTACTAGATTACGTAAAAACCCTGTCGATGTATTTGATGAAGATCTAGGCCCTAACGGAAGCAAAGAAATAGAAGCAGAATTCAGTGTAGATGGAACAAGCTCTTATATAAGGCTAACAAAAGCAATACCGGCGGGCACCCGTATCACGGTAATTAGGAAAACAGGAAGAACTTGGTATGATCGAGGTGTTACAACGGCATCAGCCGGAAGAACTCTACAGAAAAATGCTACTGCGATCAGCAATTTTATTTTACAAAAGACAACCATCATACCAGAATAAATACACTATGAATAATAATTTCAACGAGCTCGATATGCCCAACGAACAAAAACAACCAGAAAAAACACCCAACGAAAGTGGTGGATTCCACGTCGAAGGACACATAAAAATATTTGATCCCCAAACAGGCGAGGTATTTCAAGACAAACGCAATGCCATTCATTATGAAAATATGAGTGTGGCAATGGTCAACAGTCTTAGTAATCAAGGCCAAGGCTGGATTTATCAAATGGTTTTTGGCAACGGCGGAACCACAGTAGACCCAACTGGACTGATTAGCTATCTAACACCAAACACTGTAGGAGTTAACACCAGTCTGTATAATCAAACCTATGCCAAAGTGGTGGATAAAAATGCTACAGAAAATACAGATCCTATTAGAAATAAAATGGAAATTAGGCATATAAGTGGAGCCACTTACAGTGATATTATTATTAGTTGTTTGTTAGATTACGGCGAACCAGACGGACAAGATGCATTTGACAACAGTCAAGATATGAGTGGTAATTTTGTTTTTGATGAATTGGGTCTAAGATCGTATAGCGACAGCGGCACAGGCAAATTATTAACCCATGTGATTTTTCACCCTGTTCAAAAATCTCTGAACAGACTATTACAAATTGATTATACAATTCGTGTACAGAGTTTAACTGGATTCACGGAGGTGTAATAAATGCCATATATTGTAAATTTTACTGATAACGAAAATAAGACACCGATCACGGTGTACGATAACACCTCAAACACAGATACCAGCTTGACATTTCCAGGAAGAAATGTAACTGGGTATGGTCAGACTATTGGTCAAAATTTTCTAGCCCTGTTAGAAAATTTTGCAGGCCCGGCTCAACCAGTCAACCCTACTGAAGGACAGTTATGGTTTGATACCAACACAAGAACACTACAAATCTATGACGGTGTTGGTTGGAAAGCAGCCAGCGACATTCAAAAGAGTGTTGTAGCTCCTTCTGTTGAACAAAGCAAAGTTGGCGAACTTTGGGTAGATACCGTAAATCAACAATTATATGTTTTCTCAGGCACAGACTGGATTTTAGTTGGACCTAATTTTTCAACAGGACTATTGAGCGGCCCGCTAGTTGAGCAGATTGTAGACACCAACAATATTACCAAAGTAGTTTTAACCTTTTATGTAGAAGATAAACCGGTTGTAATTATCAGCAAAGACAGTTTTACTCCAAAAAATTCTATCACAGGATTCCTTGCAGTAAGATCAGGAGTGAATATATCATCTACAACAGATCTAGGACTGGGTGGATTTAGTCCCAAACTGTACGGAACAGCCACTTCAGCAGACGGATTAAATGTCAGTGGTGTGGTGATTGACAGCGGTAAATTTCTTAGATCGGATATCACTAATACCACTGAATTTGGATTGAACATTAGAAACAACTCAGGTATCAATATCGGAGTAGACAGTTCATTTAATCTTTCTAATTCAGCTACCGCTGCTAAAATCTATAATTCCTCAGCAGGTAGCAGTATTGATATTCAACTGAACAGTGACGGTATACCTAACACAATATTACGAGTAATTGATAATAAAGTTGGAGTTAATAATCTCAGCCCACAAGAATCGTTGGACATAATTGGTAACACTAAAATTAGTGGAAACTTGATTGTTGATAGCACAGTAGGAACCACTAATCTCAGCAATGGTTCAATTAGAACTGCTGGGGGACTAGCTGTAACCAAAAATGCATTAATCGGTACAACTTTAGAAGTAGTCGGAACTACTACCGCACGGAATATTGATCCAGCACTGAATGATACTTTTGAATTTGGTAGTGCTACCAAGCGTTGGAAAACAATCAGAGCACAGACTATTATTGCAGAAACTGTGGAAGGAGTACTTGGAGGAGATATCAGTGGTAATGCTGTTACTGCCACAAGTTTACAAAACACCACAGCATTCTCTATCACAGGAGACATAGCTTCAACGGCTCCAATAACTTTTAACGGCAGCACAGGCGGTTATACAAAAACATTTAATACAACACTTTCTTCTTCTATCATTAGTAGTAAAGCAGAACCTATTCCTAATAGATCTAAAACAGATGATTTTGTTTTGGTTTTTAGATCAAGTACCAGCGGCCTGCTTAAACAATCTAGAGATACATTTATAGCTGATTTAGGATTGCCAATTGGTGCTATTCTGCCTTATGCAGGTTCTAGTGCTCCTTATGGATTTTTGTTTTGCGATGGTGGCGAAGTAGAAAGAGGAAAATTTTCTGATTTGTACGATATCATTGGCACAACCTACAACGGTGTTGATCCGTTAGTTGGAGTTAATACTTTTAGAATTCCCGATCTAAGAGGTAGATTTGCTCTAGGAAGAGATAATATGGACAACGGTATCACAGTGCCTAACAGCACTGGTGGATATGTAGAAGGCGGTGGCGGCGCGGTAGGAAGAGTATCTGGAACTGAACCACAAAATATTGGTCAAGGCAGCGGTACATCAACTCAAACACTGTTGATTAGAAATCTTCCAGATCATGAACACGATATGGTAGGTAGCACCGGCGGACAATATGCTGCGGTAAAATTAGACACCGCTTTGCCAACTGATTTTGGTGCATTTTTAGATGCAGGGCCAACAGCAGCAGGTAAATTCAATTACCTTCCTAATTCAGGGGGTATTAAAACTACAAATCCGTTAAGCGAAGCATTTTCATTAATGAATCCGTTTCTAACAATAAACTACATTATTAGGTCAGGACCTCCTGCATTCTAAAGGATAAAAAATGGCGTATTCGATTAATAAAACAGACGGAACACTATTAGCTACTGTGGCTGATGGTCAAGTTGATGACCTAACAACTGACATTACCTTGATAGGAAAAAATTACAGTGGCTTTGGTGAATCGTTAAATGAAAATTTTATAAAACTTTTAGAAAATTTTGCAGGCACCGGTAGACCTGAGCATCCAATTAGGGGACAGCTATGGTTTGACTCTAGCGAAGCAAAACTAAAAGTTTACACGGGTACAGGATTTGTTCCAGTAAGCTCGGCTAGTATTTCAAATTCTCAGCCCAGTCAACCGGGTGCCGGAGATCTATGGTTTAACAACATCAGTAAACAACTATACTTCTATGACGGTGTTAGTTTTATTTTGCTTGGTCCTGCTTATTCTCAGGCACAGGGACTTAGTGGATTCAAAGTTGAAACTATTTTAGATTCGTTAAATGCATCCCGTGTTGTAACCTATCTATACAATAATGGAATTTTGTTAGGAATATTTGCCAAAGACACATTTACTCCTAAATTAAACATTGAAGGTTTTAGTGGAAGTATTATTCCTGGATTTAATGTCGGAACACTAGCGGGCATAAAATTCAATGTCACCGCAACCAACGCAGATCGACTTGACACTGTCATTGCATCCCTTTATGCTCGACGTGATCAAGCAAACAATTTTGCAGAGCCGTTAATTATTACCAATAACAGCGGACTTAATGTAGGAGCTGGAACTGAAGGAGCATTTAATGTTGCCGCCGGCAATGTGAGATTGTACAATACAGCTTCAAATAAAAATCTCAGTTTTGCTGTACAAAAGGGAGTTGTTAGCGAAACAGCTGTTAACATTATTTCACCAACTCGAGAAATAAAAATTTATGATGGGTTTACTGATAGTTTAACCACAGTTGGGGGTAATCTAACAGTGGTAGGCGATCTTGTGGTTCAAGGAAATACAACCACAATCAATACCAGTGTACTTACTATTGAAGATAAAAATGTTGTTTTAGCCAGTCTTGGCGATAGTTCTTCCAATACCGACGAATATGCTGACGGCGGTGGAATTATTCTAAGGGGAAATAGTGACCATGAATTTACTTGGGATAAAAATGTTGGATGGTTTAGCACAGAAAATATTAATTTAGCCGCCGGACAAAATTATAAAATTGCTGGAAATACAGTGTTAACTTCAACACAATGTTTTTCAAGTTCTTTTCCTAATTTGAACAATGTGGGAACTTTGGTAAATTTATCAGTAGACAATATTTTTATAGACAATCAACGAATATCTACTATAAGTTCTTTAGATCTAGAACTAGCGCCAGATGGCAGCGGGAATATTGTATTAATTGGTTCACCTTTGCTGACGGGATTGATTACTACTAGTCAAAATTCACCTGTACAAACTACTGAAAATACTGGATCAATTGGCACTGCATTGGGTGCTACTGAATTATCTGAAGCCACAAACAAGAAATATGTTTTGAATGTGGTAAGAACTCGATCACTAGTATTCAGCATAGATGTATCAGATTTTCCAACTGACGGAGATATTGCTATAATTTTAACAAGTCTGGCTCCTGTAAACGAATATGAAAACGGCACATTAGCTAGAATTTTGTGTACAAGACTAGCAAATATAAGTTCTACTGCTACTACCAGTCTCGGAGCCCCGTCTACCGCTGAATTTGTTACCCCAACAGGCACTGCATTTGCTATAACAAATCAAACAATTGTGAGTCCTATTACTGTTGGTGCTCAACCTATCAGCGTTTTTAGAACTGTTAAAACTTTTATACTACAGGCCGGTGTCTGGACATTTAGCTCTTAAGTTAAATACATAAGGAGCGAATCAATGCCATACATCATAAACAAATATAACGGGTCAGAACTTGTTGTTCTTCAAGACGGAACTTTAGATACTTCTACAAGTATTGGGTTACTTGGTAGAAATTATGTGGGCTACGGTGAAGTACAGAACGAAAATTTTCTATTTCTTTTAGAAAATTTTGCCGGAACAAATCCTCCTGCTCGTGCGGTAGAAGGTCAAACCTGGTATGATAGTGTCAATAACAAATTAAATACCTATGACGGCACCAATTGGGTGCCTGTGGGAGCTGCTACAGCTTTGGAAAATGCACCTTCTGGACCAACTGAAGGTGCTCTTTGGTATAAAATTTCAACCAAACAATTGTATGTTTATTCTACTATATCAGGTTGGACGCTTGTAGGACCTGAGGGAGTATCTGGCTTTGGTGAAACACGGATCAAAGCAGCAATTTTAAGAGATGTTAACAGTATCAATCATGCAGTGTTATTGGTATTGGTTAATGATGAAGTATTGTCCATACACAGTTCAGATACTTTTACAATCAATGCTTTAGACGCTATTATTGGTTTTAATGAATTACAAAAAGGTGTTACACTGTCAACAAACACCGTAATCAACGGTAATCTTTTAGGTAATTCGTCCACTGCCACTAGATTACAAAACGGAAGATTTATCAACGGTGCTTATTTTGATGGTAACAATGATATTACTATTACTGCTAATACTCCTGCTATCCTTACTAGAGGCACATATTTAACAGGCAGTAATTTTAACGGCAGTGCAGCTGCCACTTGGTCAGTAGATGCATCGTCGATCAATACCATAGGTAAGGTAGTTGCTAGAGATAGCACAGGCAGTTTTGCAGGCGGCACAATCTCCGCAGATCAATTTATTGGACCATTAACAGGCAATGTTACTGCAATATCTGGTACTAGTTCATTTTATAGTCTTGTAGCTAACAATATACAGGGTTTTACTTTCAGCGGGCTTGCAGCGCAGGCCAGCACACTAGCGCCCGGACGAGCCATTAATGGTGTGCAGTTTAACGGATCGCAAGATATTACAGTTACAGCCGCAGCTAACACCTTGAGTGGAACAACTCTAGCTGCTGGCATAATTGATTCATCGTTGACTTCGGTGGGAACATTAGCAGGTGTCTCAGTTACTGATGCAGGAGCAACCATAGGAGATGCAGGAGAAATACATTTTTTTATAAATGGAAACGCTCCTACTTTAGCTATTACTAATGGTCTGGGTCTTACAATCACTATCAATGATGCGTTTCAAACCGGCGATGAAGCAAGTTTTGAGTTTATTTCAAGCTCTGTAGCACTTGCTGCCGGCGGCACATCAGATCCTACTTTTGTAGGAGATGCTAACAGTAAATGTAATATAGGACTACCGGGACGAACGTTTGGCAGCGTATATGCAGATATTTTTAACGGTGTTGCCACCAGCGCACAATATGCTGACTTGGCTGAAAATTACACAGCAGATGCAGAATATGCCCCGGGTACAGTGCTAGAATTTGGTGGTGAATTTGAAGTTACACTGGCACAAGATGGTACTAACAGAGTAGCAGGAGTTGTCACTACAAATCCTGCTTATTTAATGAACAGTAACTGTCAAGGAACATATGTGGCAGCTGTGGCTTTACAGGGAAGAACACCTTGTAAAGTTAGAGGCCTGATAAGAAAGGGCGATATGTTGATCAGCGGTGGAAACGGGTTTGCTAGAACTACCCAAACTCTACAAATGGGCACTGTTATAGGCAAAGCACTGGGTGATTTCGATGGCATAGAAGGCATAATCGAAGTTGCTGTGGGTAGATTATAATAAATCTACTCAGATAAATAATAGAATAATATTGGAGTAGATTGATGGCATATCAAGTAGACAAATTTAATGGCACGTTTTTAGTCTCAGTAGAAGACGGTACCATTGATACCACTACTGATCTACGCTTCTTAGGTAAAAATTACGCAGGCTATGGCGAAGTACAGAACGAAAATTTCTTACACCTTTTAGAGAATTTTGCCAATACTTCTGCTCCACCGAGAGCTGTGTTAGGTCAAGTTTGGTACGACAGCACAAACAAAAAGATTAAATTCTATGATGGATCTAGATTTAGAACATCTGGCGGATCGGAAGTTAGTGCAACAGCACCTTCCGGACTTGTTGCAGGAGATTTTTGGCTAGACACTACCACTGAGCAACTGTATGTATCTAATGGTACATCCTTTGTGCTGGTAGGACCGCAAATAGCAGAAGACCCCGGAGCCACAGCTGTAGAAGTGGTGGTAGTAAAAGATGTCAGTAACGTAAATCACACAATTATTAAATTTACTGTTAGCAGCGATACGCAATATATAATGAGCAAGACTGCGTTTACATTGAGTCCGTCAGTGAATCCTATTACTGGTTTTAGTGAAATCAAGAAAGGTCTTACTTTAATCAATACTCCGTCTACCGGGGTGACCACAGATGATCATATTCATTGGGGCACAACTTCTAATGCAGCTAAACTAGGAGGATTTGCAGCCAGTGAATATCTAAGAAATACCAATGCACTGTTTCCAAACGGTGCCAAGTTTTATGATGTTGGTTACACCTTGGGTGACACTGATGATTTAAAAGTATTTGTTGAATCCGGTGATCAACCGATTATTTCTAATCAACTAGGATCTTCTGGATCTCAAACAATCACAGTGAGAATTGTGACATCTGGCGGTGATAGAGACTATGTATTTGGTGCAGATGCCATCTACCCAGCAGCAAACAATGCAAGAAATCTAGGTGCTACATCTGCAAGATGGGCCACAGTGTTTGCTACCACATTTAATGGGGCTCTTACTGGCAACGTCACTGGCAACGTCACTGGCAACGTCACTGGCAACGTCACTGGCTCAGTCAACGGATCGTTGACTGGTAATATAATTTCGTCCACAGGAGTCACTGTATTAAATTCCGGTGCAGGTGCAGGTACAGCGGTATATGTGGGATCTGTAAACGGAACGGCCAGTAATGCCTTGCAATTGAATAATAAAATACAAGATGTTACTGCTGCTGCCGATACCATTGCGCTAAGAGATGCTAGTGGTAATCTAGTGGCCAATCAATTCACCGGCACAGCTACCCAAGCAGACACACTATTGTGGAGCGGCTCGTATAGAACAGCAGCTAGTACTTCAACAGCTAACACTGTTGTGATTAGGGATGCAAGTTCTAACATTTATTGTAATGTTTTAAATGGAACTGCTACTTCAGCACAGTATGCTGACCTTGCAGAAAAGTACCTAACAGATCAAGAATACGATACCGGCACAGTGGTAGTTGTCGGCGGCGAAAAAGAAGTCACTGCTAGCACTTGGGGTAAACGTGCTATTGGTGTAGTAAGTGCTAATCCTGCATTTATGATGAATCGAGATCTAGAAGGCGGTACATATATTGCCCTTAAAGGTCGAGTTCCAGTAAAAGTAATAGGATCAGTTAAAAAGGGAGACAATCTAATAGCAGCCAATGACGGTTGTGCTTCTGTAGCAGTTCACCATTCCAGTGAAGTGTTTGCAGTGGCATTAGAATCTAATAGCGATACAAGTGTGAAACTTGTTGAAGCTGTAATATTGTAAGGATTTAAAATGGCTGCAGGTACAGGATCAATAATTGAAGCAGTAGACTATAATACAATAAGAACAAAAATTATTGGTATTATGGGAACAGGAGCCGGCCAATCGGGCTACGGCCAAACACTGTTAAGTTCGGCTGTGGCCTTTGGCAATACAGTGACAAAAGTACAATGGGACAATTTGAGATTTGACATATTCAACGCTAGACTTCATCAAGATGGCTTATCACCAACTATTGTCAATGCAGTATCAGGGCAACCTGTGAGATTTGGTGCAGGACATCCCAACAATCAATACAACACTCAAGCAGATACTGCAATTGCAAATAAATTTAATATAGGCACTGGCCAATTTGTTGTTGAGTCAGCCACGTCGGCTACTCGTTCTACAGCATGGAATTCAAGTCTTACAGCAACAGTTACAGTGACTTTTTCCACAGCTGATCAAGCTCGTCACTTTTTTAACAGCGGCAGCAAGGTAAGGTGTGCAAGTTCTAGAACAGGTGGTACAGCAAGTCCACAAAATTCTTCATGGTCAAATATACTAGATACTGCTGGTACAGTGGCTTTTGGTGGAAATACCGCAGTATTGAATTTTTATAATTTGACAAATAGTTATCAAACATTTTTTAACTTGACCTCTAGTGCTCCGTATTCAGCAAATCAATATAGAATCGAAGTGGTTTCAAATGTGGCTGACAACAGTGTGGGCGGCGCAACTGTTTTGACCTTTAGAGTCACGTATACTGATACCTATTCGAATTCTCCAGATAACGTTGATGGTACATTGACTCTTACTGTAGATGAATTAAGAGCATCAGGTACACTGCAACCATTAGGGACTGGGCCATTTGTTATAACAAGACCCGGTTACTCCATCTCTGGTATATCTGGCTCTTAACACCCGTATAAATAGTCTTATGAAAAGGATTAAGGACTACAATGGCTGTTAATGATCTTATAAAGACCACAGACTACAATAATCTACGTGCCAACATAATTGATATCATTGGCAACGGTTCAGCTACCTATGGATACGGTCAAACTTTGCAGAGTTCAGACAAATCTACCCACGAAAAGATTAGTCAAACTGATTGGGATTTACTTCGATTTGATATTGTAAATGCAAGAACACATCAAGATGGAGTAGCACCAACAATCACAGATATCGATGAAGGTCAACTTTTATCTTTTAGTAATAACACTCAGTATAGCGGAGTAATTACGCCTGCCGTAACAAATAGATTCAATATAGGTTCAGGTAGATTTTTGACTGAAAGTGCAGTGAGTTCTACCAGGTCCACACAATGGAATAGTTTAGTTGTGTGTGAAGTCACAGCAACTTTCGCCAATGCCAATCTATGTCGTTGGTTTTTTAACAGCGGAGGACAGATTAGAATTCAATCTTCTAGAATCGACGGAGCCGGCACTGCTCAAAACAATGATTGGTCTAATTTAACCACCACCGCCGGAATGCAAGCATTTGGAAGTCAAACACCGTCTGCTGGATTTAGTCCAATGAACGGTCAAAATTTTTATAGATTAACTAACTCTTATCAAAATTTCTATACTTTATCTTCATCCGCCCCATATTCGTCAAATAGTTATAATTTAGATGCCAAGTGTGATGTTGCAGATAATTCTGCTGGTACAGCTACCACGGTGTTTATCCGAGTTAGATTTGTTGACAATTACACTGATCCAGGAGCACCAGGCCCCGACGACATTATCGACGGAACACTAACAGTTACAGTTACTGAAAAAAGAGCCACAGGATCTTTAGTTCCATCTGGAACCTTCACTATCACTAGACCCACATATTCAATCACCGCAATCGGCGGAACATAATTTTTCATCGATGACAGCAGCATATAAATAATATGCTACTATAACTGAGGATGATTATGGACGACCGTTTACAAACTGCATTGGATTTTTCTAAGTATCGCCAAACACTTTCAATACAACGAAGGCTTCTAAAAGAAAAACTACAAGCTAAATTAACCTATGGCACTGCCGGTGGCATTTTTTACATTGATCATTCTTTAATTTCTTTTGTACAATTATGTATTGATCAAGGGAGAGTATCTGGTATACCGTTAATTGATAGCAATGAAAATCCTGTCCTAATCGATGACTTAATTAAATTTCGAGATGAAATTTTTGATAGATATTTCTCAGCTAGTTTCCAATATATGAGCGAATATGACGCTATTAAAAAAAGTAGAACAGTTGAAAAATTAGTAGATTTATGAAAAGAGGAATATTAATATTTGCTCACAACAGCAGAGACGTCGATTATGCTTTAATGTCTTTGGTATCTGCAAAGTTTGCAAAAGCAAATTTACAAGTTCCTGTATCTTTAGTAGTTGATAAATTTACTGTGGAATGGATGCAGACATCTAATATCTATAATCTTTCTCAGGAAATTTTTGATAAAATTATAGAAATTGAAAAACCAGTAACTCAAAATACTCGTGTGTTACACGATGGATATACTTCTAAAACAGTTCCTTTTGTAAATTCAAATAGGGCTTCAGTTTGGGATCTTACTCCATATGACAGAACATTATTAATAGACAGTGATTTTTTGATAATGTCTGACAGACTCGAAGAGTATTGGGAAGTTGATTCGAGTGTAATGTTATCTTCATCTATGCAAGATGTTAGGGGAGATAGGAAAGGTATTTTAGATTCTTGGGTGTCTGAAACTGGAATTGCCTTATATTGGGCTACCACAGTGATGTTTACTAAGAATAATGAATCTAAAATATTTTTTGATCTAGTAGATGTTATTAGAACAAACTACAATTATTTTGCAGACTTATTTAGATTTAATCCTAAACAATACAGAAATGACATTGCTTTTAGTATAGCAAAGCATATGCTAAATGGCTTTGAAACTAGAGGAGAAAATCTTCCTCCGATACTAACATTATTAGATAAAGACCTAATTCATTCTATTGACAAAAATCAACTGCGTGTTTATCTAAATGACAATATGTCTGAGGATCATGTGGTTATTGCATCAATCAAAGATTTAGATGTTCACGTAATGAATAAACAAAGCATAATTAGGAATGCAAAAGAATTTTTGGAAATACTATGACTTTTGGATATCTTATTGTAGTTTCTAAAAACGATTCGGTTGATTATTTAAAATTGGCCTATGCTCTAGCATTAAGCATTAAAAATACTCAACAAAAAGGATTTGACAAAGTAGCATTAGTAACCGATAATATTGAAGATGTTAAAAAACTAAAAAGTTCCTGGGTGTTTGATAAAATTATTGAATGGAATCAAGAAACTTTTTGGGATGGTCGAAGTTGGATGGATAAATTAAGTCCTTGGGATCACACTATATGTCTAGATGCAGACATGTTGTTTTTTAGAGACTGCAGACATTGGGTTGAATACTTTATTGAGAACACTGAATTATATATTCCCAACAAGGCGTATACCTATCGCGGAGAACTTGTAAAAGATTCATATTATAGAAAAACATTTGAACGTAACGATCTACCTAATTTATATTCTTTTTATACATTCTTTAAAAAAGATTCTAAACTAGCTGAAGAATTCTTTTTACTAGGTAGGTATATTTTAAAAAATCCTAATGAATTTAAAAATCTATTTCTAGAAAATTATCTTCCAAAAGTTGTAGGCACAGACGAAGCATTTTCTCTAGCTGCAAAAATTTTAGACATTCAAGATGATATAAGCTATGATTTAGAATTTCCCAAGGTAGTACATTTAAAACCAATGATACAAAATTGGCCGTGGCCTGCTGATAAAGTTTCTGATCATGTTGGATTTTATTTTGATCTGCAAGGTAAATTAAAAATTGGAAATTATCAGCAACAGGATATTGTTCATTACAACGAAAAAAATTACATAACCGACGAAATCACTAACATTTTAGAGGAAATATTATGGAAGAAATAATTGATTTTGACAGTTGGTTACAACAATATACTGCACCACAAGTAGAATACTGGGCAATTTTTGAACCTACTACTGGTGAAGTCACTGGAATTTATCCCGATCCTGCTGCTGATGATAAACAATATAAAATAAAAATTGATAGCGATCTGGCAGAAGATATACATAACGGAATAATTCAAATGAGTTCTTGTTTTGTAGATATAGATTCCGAAACAATTGAAATTGTTAC